GCGATATGCACAGAAATAATGGCCACGGCACTTGCCGACTCTAACTTCTATTCAGAAATCCACGAACTGTATCTTGATCGATCTGGATTCGGTATTGGAAACCTCTACGCTGAAGAATCCACATCAAACGCCTCCGGTCTATTGTTTGACGCTTGCCGCATAGGATCGTATTGGGTTTCTGAGAACAACGAGAAGCTGATTGATACCGTCTTCCGAGAGCGCAAGATGACAGCTCGCCAGCTCAAGCAAGAGTTTGGTGAGGAGAATCTTCCGAAGAAGGTGCTCGAAGCTCTCAAGGAGAGGTCAAAGCAAAATGATACCTTTACGGTTGTTCATGCTGTGTATCCTCGTGAGGGTCGTGATGTCACCAAGGCCGATGCTGTCAACATGCCGATTGCTTCATGCTGGTTCATGCCGGAACTGAAGCACGAGCTTCGTGAGGGTGGATATGACACGATGCCATATTGTGTGTCTCGATACCTCAAGTGGGGTGATTCTCCTTACGGATGGTGTCCAGGCTGGATGGCACTACCTGATGCCAAGCAGCTCAACTTTTTGGAGAAAATGCTCGATACGCTAGCCGAGGTTACTGTGTTTCCTCGCATGTTGATCCCTTCATCCGTCGAGGGTGAAGTCGATATTACTGCTGGCGGCGCGACCGTTTACAATCCGTTTAACAATGCCAAGCCAGAGGAGTGGCTTACTGGAGGTCGTTACGATGTAGGATCAGCACGAGCCGAGCGTAAAGAAAAGAATATCCGTGAAGCTTACCACTACGATCTCTTCAAGATGTTTGCTCAGATCGAAAAGCAGATGACGGCCCGAGAAGTGGCCGAGAGATCAGGCGAAAAGCTACTTCAATTCTCTCCCACATTCGCACGTATGACTACCGAGCTTTTTAATCCTCTGCTCAACCGTGTTTTCCGTCTCTTGATGCGAGGTCGAAAGTTCCCGCAACCTCCTGAAGACATAATTCAGATAGATCGCATGGGAGAGCATATCGCACCCCCAAAGATACAATACAGATCAAGAATCGCTCTTGCAATACGAGCTCTCCAGTCATCTGGATTCATGAACATGCTCGAAGCAATCCAGCCAATTATGGCCATTGATCCTTCCACACGCCACATCATTAACACAGAGAAAGCCACTCGAGGCCTAGCTCGTAACTTCGGAGTTCCGGAAGAGTGGTTAGCGTCTGAAGAGGAATATCAAGCTGCCATGCAACAAGAGGCCGAGGCTGAACAAGCTCAAGCGCAAATGAACACAATTGAGCAGGGAGCCAATGCCGCCGGTAAATTACCGCCGGAAATGGTTGACGGCCTGGCTACGGCATTGGAAGGGGATGCCGATTGAGTAAGGGGAAAAAAGCATCAGTGATAGCTCGTCGATGGGCTCGCATTGCCAACACAGATGACGGAAAGGCTGTAATTGAAGACCTTAAAAAACAAATCAATTGGGATGAAGCGGGTCCTGCTAGTGCTGCAGACGAGCACCCTTTGCATTTCTGGATAGGTCAGCGATCCGCTATCAAATACATCTTAGAAAATATCTCGACAGGAAAAGACCTGTCAGAAAACAACGAAACCGATGAATAATAATACATATAACCTAAATCAAGAAAACGGCGAGCTCTCCCGAAAGGGCGAGGTAATTGGAACTTTTAACGGCGAAACCGGTGAGCTGGTCATAGCTGATGCAAAGTTTAACAAATACAAAGCTTCAGCAACGCGATTCATTAACAGCTTAGCAGAATCTTCAAGCACTGAAAGCAATTTAGAAGATCCTTCTGTCTCTTCAAATTCCGAAGAAAAAGATGTGCCATCAAAAAATGAAGCCAGTGAGGAGGAAAAAGCAGCAATGGAGAAAGAGTCTTCAACTGCTATCGCTACCGCTAAAGCATCAAACGATGACGATAAAAAGTTTGCTGCAAAAAATGGATGCCCTACACCCCCTAAGAAGAACCCGATGTATGGAGATAAAACTCCAGCCTATGTCGAGTGGCTTAAAGAGCATCGTCCTGATGTGTTCAACGCCAAGTATGGGGTTACTGGACCAGGTAAAGTGCCAGTTGTCGACGACTTAACTGGTGAGGTGACTGGTTATCGTGACGCTACGATGGCAACTCGTAAAAATCACCTTACCGACAAGGAGGCATCTAACGAAGGCCTAAGTGAAGACGAAAGCTGGGATGCCTAAGCATGGAAACCTCTAATTAAATCATCATGTTTGATAAATTTAGAATACTATACAACGAGGCTGGCGAAGGCGGCGAAGGAGGGGGAGGCAGTGGCCAATCTCTTCTCGGCGGTGAAGGCGGTGAAGGGGGCGAAGGCTCTGGTGGATCTGGAGACGGATCTGGCGGTGAAGGCGGCTCTGGAACTTCAACATTTGCAGAAGGTGACTTTCGTTCCCTGGTAGGTGACGATGGAAACTTCGTCGAAGGCTACATCGACAAGCTCCCTGACAACCTCAAGGAGCACTCTGCTCACTTCGCCAAGTATCGATCACCGATACAAGCACTCGAACACACTCACCATCTCCAGCAATTGCTCGGAAAGAAGGGTGAAGCTGTCATCATCCCTGGTCCAGACTCTAGCGAAGACGAAAAGCGTACCTTTCGGGAACGCCTTGGAGTTCCTGATCAAGCTAGTGAATACGACATCAAGAAGCCCGAAGACCTTCCTGAAGGTGTCGAGTGGGACGAGAGTCGTATCAATGGGTTCAAGGATCTTGCTCACGAGCTAAGTCTCACTCCCCAACAGGTAGCCAAGCTGGTCGAATATGACACGGCTCAAGCCGTTGCAGTCAATGAGGCAACACAAACGCAAATGGTCGATGCTGAAGCTGCTGTGTTCCGTCAAGAGTCTGATAAGCTTCAGAAAGCATGGGGCGATCAGTTCGAGGCGAACAAGACGCTATCTGAAAGGGCCGCTCTCACTGCTGGATTTAATGACGAGGACATCGCAAGCAATCCGCTTTTCAGAAATGCTGATTTTGTGATGACTCTTGCCAAGTTCGGCAAGCTGATGAGCGAGGATAATCTCGTGAAGGGAACCGATGGAGGCGGCGCAACCAGTCCGAAAGCAACTGCGGACGACATTGTAAACAACACTAATAACCCTTACCATAAGAGATACTGGAACGGTGATGAGGAAGTCGTCAACATGGTTTCAGGACTCTATCAGAAGGCTAAATAAAAAATTTCTGCGGCATGGTTGTCGTTTCATAGTTCCTCCGTGGTGGTGAAATTCCATCACGGAGGTTTTTTATGTAAAAACGAGTTGACGAAAACCATTGAAATGAGTTAAATGGAAGCACATAGCGGATCACCTTTGATGTAGCCCCTAACCGGATCACTCAAAAAGTCAATTGCCCGTGCGAGATAAGGCCACCTTGGAAGGCTATCCGCACAAACGGAAAGCTTAAAAAGGAAAGGCAAGAACAATAGTTCAAAACCTAAATCAAAAAGCAAAATGCCCACTACAATTGACCAACATTACGAGACTCAGTTCGGAACGAACTGGCAACATCTCGTGCAGCAAGGCGAAGGCCGGCTGCATAACCTGGTTCGCCAGGAGACAGTCCGAGGAAAGCGCAAGCTAATTAACTTCCTTGGAAAATCCAAAGCGCGTTTGATCACTACCCGAAACGGTAAGACCATCGCATCAAACACGCCTTTAGCGAAGCGCAAGCTGAACTTGAAACCATACGATGAAGTCTATCACGAAGACGAATTCGATAATGAACTTCTTGGCGACATCTCGTCTCCTAAGTCATCGGTTGTCGAGTCTCACGCCTATGCTTTCCATCGTGCTTATGATGAAGCTGTCATCGAAGCTGCCACCGGAACCGCCTACATTGGTGAAGACGGTGAGGAGCCTGTTGACCTTCCGAACAGCCAAAAGGTTGCAGTAAACTACGTTTACACCGGAGGAGCTGCTAACTCAGGGCTTACACTAGCAAAAATCATCCGTGCCAAGAGTATTCTAGGCAAGAATGAAGCTGCTGGCCAAAACAAAGCCATGATGGGCGACAAGCTAATCTTTATCGTATCGCAACAGCAGCTTGATGATCTCTTGCTCAACGTCGAACAGGTCGCAAGCTCGCGTTATAGCGATGTGAAGGCCCTCGTCGAAGGTGAGATCAATCACTTCATGGGCTTCGAGTTCATTAGGACCGAGCTACTTGAGCTTGATACCGCTACGGACATCCGGACTTGTATCGCCATGTGTGCTTCAGGTGTCGCGTTCTCCAATAACGGCAAGAATGTCAAGTTCTCAGTTCGTGATGATCTTAACGAAACTCTTCAGGTTCGCTCGAAGGGTCGTCATGGTGCTACCCGCACTGAAGAAGAAAAGGTCGTCGCTGTTTACTGTGACGAATCTCCATAATTCTAAAACCCATAAATAAGAAAGGAACCTAATATCATGGCTACATTCAAATCAAACATTGCTTCCGCACAAGATCCTGCAAATGGTGAAACTTGGAAGCGCGTAAGTGATGGCTCAACCGTAACTGGTGATGTCATCATGGCTGTTGCAACTGTCACTCTGACAGCAGCAATGGCAGCAAATGACGTGTTCAACCTCGTGAAACTGCCTTCAGGCTTTCGCGTAGTTCCTCACCTAAGTAAAATCGCGGCTGAAAACCCTGGCACAACGCTGACTCTCCAAGTTGGAGACGATGGTGGAAGTGCTGGAGGCACTGCTGATCCTGATCGTTATTCCGGCACTGTGGCAGTATCCGCAGGTGGTAACTTCGATCTCGATGGAGGTGTCGCAGGTGTAACACCAGTCAAGACCGATTCCGAAACGTGGATTCAAGCGAAAATCATCGCTGCTGCTGGCATCACTGCCGATCAGAAAGTCACGTTCTGGATCGCTCTCTCCGGCTTGAGCTAAACTCAATCATCGGAGTTCGTTCATAGCGGCGAGGGTGGATTCGTTCATCCTCGCCGTCATTTTTTAAAACTATGGCTACCATCACAGATATTGCAAACTACGCACTCGGCCACATAGGCGAGAGGCGCATCACGTCCATTGACGACACTGCGAACAAGGCATCAAGAACATGTTCAGTTCATTACGCTCAGGCGCGTGACGAGGTATTAGCTAGTCACCGATGGAGCTCGGCAAAGAGGCAAGCAAATCTATCGGCTTTGACTGATACACCTGTATTCAAATGGTCATACGCCTTCGCCTTGCCATCAGATTTTATTAGGCTCATGGAAGTAGAGGGGCAAGATGCGTTTGATCCTCAGCAATGGTATGACATCCAAGGGCGAACGCTCTACCTTAATGAAACATTCAGCGAGAGCGATGGGACTACGGTGGCCATTGAGTATATCTCCAGAGTGGCAGATCCAACATTTTTCGATCCTCTGCTCATTGAAGCGATCTCTATAAAGTTGGCGGCTAAGATAGCCAAGACGATGAGCGGATCTGATTCTAAAGCTGGAGAGCTGATCCAAGAATACGAGCGTATAGTAGCGCCGAAGGCCAAAACCGTAGATGCACAGCAGCGCAACAGTAACGAGAACAGTCCTGTTCGCCGCCTGATGCAGACCAGCAGATTGATTCGATCACGTAGAACCGGCAGATCCTAACATGCAAGCAACGCAACTCATACCCTCGTTTAACTCAGGCGAGCTATCGCCATTCATCCATCTCCGCAGTGATCTGGAGAAGTATCAAAGTGGATGCCGCTTGCTTGAAAACATGATGATTACTCCCTATGGAGGGGTTCGTCGTCGTCCAGGGTTCAAGTATGTAGCTGAAGCTAAGTATGGAACGCGTCAATGCCGCCTTGTTAAATTTCAATACTCTGTTTCTGACAATTACGTGATGGAGGTTGGCCATGAGTATATCCGATTTTTCAAAGCCAATGGTCAAGTGATGAATGGAGCTACTCCCTACGAGATTTCTTCACCATATCAAGACACTGAAATTTTTCAGCTCCAGCTCGCTCAGATTAACGACATTGCCTACATCGTTCATCCAAATCATCCACCTCACAAGCTTTCACGATACGCTGATGACAACTGGACCTTGAACGAAGTGCCTTTTGATTATCCGTGTATGAGAGACGAGAATCTTGATTCTAGTCTTACAATAGCGGCTTCAGCGGTCGAGGGTTCTGGCGTAACCTTAACAGCATCATCAAACTACTTCACAGCTAATCATGTAGGGGCGTATTACCAATTACAACACGATCGAAATGCAGATGAATTTGAAATGTCGATCGGAATTACGGGAAATGCAATATCCGGAACATTAGAAATCGAAGGCGGTTGGCAATTGACCACTGCTGGAACATGGCAAGCTACTGTCGTGCTTCAGAGAAGTGATGATGATGGAACTACATGGACTGATGAGCGGGAGTTTATTGGATCTAAAGATCGCAACGTCTCGGCAAGCGGTGAGGAATCTAGTCGAGTTCTGTACCGCATACAGATTAAAGATTATGTTACGAGATCTGGAAGTGGTGTCACGGCGAGGCTTGAAGCCACTGAGGGTAAGATCACGGGGCTTGTTAAAATAACAGGCTATACATCTCAAACTTCTGTTACAGCTACTGTCATTAACCGGCTGAAATCAACTAATGCGACTGAGTTTTGGAGTGAAGGAGCTTGGAGCGATCATCGTGGATATCCTCGTTCGGTTGTTTATCACGAAGGTCGTATCATGTATGGTGGGAACAATGCAGAAAGTCAGCGTGTTTGGGGTTCTGGTTCCGATTCGTTCGAGGACTTTCGGAGATCCACGGATGACGATGGATCGTTTGCTCATGATCTAGCTGCTGGTGAGCAAAACACAATTCAATGGATGACTCCTCAAAAAGATCTGGTCATCGGCACGTCAGGCGGCGAGTGGGTAATGTCTGGTCAAAAAGATGCAGAGCCATTGAGCCCGACAAACGTAAGGATCAAACGGCATTCGGCTTTTGGTTCAGAGTATATTCAAGGCCAGGTCGTCAACGATGTCATGCTCTTTGTCCAGCGTGGTGGCAGGAAAATTAGAGAGTTAGTTTATAGCATCGAAAGTGATGGCTATGTGGCTCCTGATCTGACAATGCTTGCCGAGCACATCGCTGAAGGGGGGATTGTTCAAACGGCTTTTCAGCAACAGCGAGACGCAATTCTATGGAACATTACCGGTAACGGAAACCTTGTCGGTCTTACTTATGAGCGTTCGCAAAATGTAGTCGGCTGGCATCGTCATGTAACCGATGGAGTTTTTGAATCAGCAGCATCAATTTCTGGTGAAACTGAAGACGATTTACTTTGGGTATCCGTAAAAAGAAACATCGATGGCAACACTAAGCGATACATCGAGTTTATGCCACCTGATCAGTTCCGCGCACAGAACGAAGACGATGAGCAAGATGATCTTGTGTTCACTGATTCAGCTATCAAGCAAGAAACACCTGGAGCTACTGAAGTGACTGGACTTAATCATCTCGAAGGTAAAAAGGTTCAAATTCTGGCCGATGGAGCCGTCCTTCCTTCTCGCATTGTCACAGGTGGGAAAATTAGTTTTGATCAAGCTCAAGACCCCGATGGTGTAGATGTGGCCGTTGTTGGTTTGCCTTATGAGTCGCTGCTGCAACCGATGGGCTTGGAGATTGGACTGCAAAACGGCACATCGGTGGGCAGATTCAAGAAAATTCACGGCCTTGTGATCTATTTTTATCGATCTTCAGGATGCGAAGCAGGTTATTCGAGGACAGGAGACTTCGACAAGATACCTTTCCGTGACTCACTGGAACCACTTGATAATGCTCCAGGCCTTTACACCGGACCTGTTGCACACGATCTCGATGCCGGTCACGATCTGGACGCGAGTTTTATTCTTAAACAAAACCTTCCATTGCCGATGACAGTCTTGGCGATAGTACCAAAATTCAACATCTATGGCGACAAAACCTAAATACTTCACCGTTCGTGCCTACGAATCAGATGATTATCCTACCGTAAAAAAGTGGTGGGAAGCTCATGGCATGCCTGTGTTACCTGAAAACATTTTGCCGTCACCAGGGATAATCTGCGAATTAAAAGGGGAAATGGTAGGGGTAACATGGCTGTATCTATCAAACTCCAACGCAGTGGCTCTTAGGGCATGGACGACAGTGAATCCGGTTCTTAGTCCTCAAGATGTGTATCAAGTGGTCTGCCACCTAAATGATTATTCGGAAATCGAAGCACAAGAAAACAGCTATTCTGCTGTGCTGACGATCACAGGAAATAAAGGTCTTGCCAAAATTAACAGGCGAACAGGTTTCACGGATATGGAACCAGGAATTATTCAACTTAAAGCAATCTAATCATGCCAGCAGCACTACCAGCAATCAGCATCATAGGCACTCTAGCAGGTGCAGGAGTCTCATATTACGGTCAACGCAAAGCGGGAGAAGCGCAAAAGCGCATGGGCGAATACAATGCCAAGGTGGCTGAAAATGCCGCTAAGTCCGAAGCCCAAGCAGGTGCGGAAAACATTAAACGCAAACGAGAACAAAATCAGCGAGTTCTCTCTGGCATGCGAGCGCGTATGGCAGCAGGTGGTGCAAACATTGGGGCCGGTAGCTCGCTAGATGTCCTTGGAGACTCAGCATCCGAGTTGGAGCTTCAGGCTCTTGATATGTTCCGCAATTCAGATGCACAAGTAAGACAATTTGGATCTAAGGCTGACATGAGCCGATACGAAGGCAATCAGGCAAGTGCAGCATCAAAATATGCCTCTATGGGAACTCTCATATCAGGAGCAGGATCTGCAGCATCGAGCTATGGGAATGCCAGCTACTCCGGATTGATCGGAGGCCAGAAACGAACATCTATAACGCGAGTATCAGGAACCACTTAAAATTATGCCAAACGAGACAATTCCACAAAAGCAAATGGTGAAGGGGCTTCAGACTGGAGTCCAAGGCTCTATGTCGGCTGCAGGTGCGCCAGGTCAAGCACTAACAGGCTTAGGGCGAGCCATTTCCGGAGTAAGTGAACAGGGCCTCAACTTCGCTATGAAAATGCAGAGGGTTGAGAACAGGAAAACAATCTCAGAATTGGAGACGGACTATCGCAAGCGTGTGGCCGATTATCAGAATACTCTTACTCCTGGATCTGATCCAAGTGCATGGCTGGAAGGTCTAAATAAGCTAAACCAAACCTATCAAACTGAACTGGACAATCGAGAGCTTCCGAGAGAAGTGCGCGATGAATTTGGCATGCGCTTCAATAATCTCAGTTCCAGTTATGGAATGAAAATGGCTCGTGATGCTACGATTATGTCAGTGAACAACGGCAAGATCGCTTTTCGCGCTAAAGCTGATCAGTATCGTGCAGAAGGTGATCATGCAGGAGAAGAGGCTCTTTGGAATACTGAAGAAGCTAAAGATTTGTATCCACAAGAAGCACGAGAAGCTGCCGTTGGTGTCATTACTAGGCGCAGAGGGCATGAGGAAGTCATCGGTGAGATTGATGTCAATCCTCGTGGTGAACTGGATCGTATGAAGAATAAAGAAGGCCCCTATGCTGATATGAACGAAAGCATGAAGCTGAAATATCGTGATGCGGCCGAGCGAAGAACTAGAGAACTAGAAAACGATGACATTGATCGATTCAAGCTACTAAGGCAAGCTGATAAAATCGATACACCGGAGGACTTTGATGCTCTTGATAAGATGGGACAATTCGCATCACTGAGCAAACTTAGAAAAGAGGTTTTACGCAAGTCGATTACACGCACTAAGGACGCATCTATGGATGAGCTCGGAGCGTGGCACTACAAGGCAGATGAACTGAGAAGACAAATCAGCAGAGGTGAGGTTGATGGCACATCTCATGCTGAAGCATACTTAGATCTAAAGGCGTTCGCAGAATCACTGCCACCAAGTAACGAGCGAAAGCGTCTCCTGAATCGTGTGGATGCCTTGAGTCCCTTTTCACAGAAGGGTAGTTCTTCAGTAAACAACAGGCGTTCCACGTCTTACAGAGCCCAAGCTGCTGACGAATTTGATGACTTCATGCAGAGTGGAGGATTCGGAACTTACCATAACGATCCACGAGGCAAGAAAGATAGCCGTGATGGATCAAAAAACAATCCTGACACATTGGCTAGGCGTGAAGCAGATAATACGAATGCCAAGCGCAAGGCATTCGAAGCCAAGAGAAAAGTAGATGACTGGCTAGAGCTGAATCCAAACGCCAGCGACAAGGATTTTCACGAGTTTCTAAAGTCGATCACTAATCGAGCTACTCGCAACACAGGCGCATCGATACTTGTCCCAGGTGATAGCGACAATCTTTTACCGTCGATCGACACACAACTTCCAGGAGTAACTCCACCACCACAATAATTTTATGCCACAAACTTACATGAGCCCATCCGGCTCGACTACGCCAGAATCAAAGGTTCAAGATTTTAATCGAAACCTACCCGAAAAAGATGGGCCGTTTCCTAATACGATGCGATGGTTTTACGGCAATGAGCGCGGTGACACTGACCGTCGATTTGGCGATGAGACTTATCTAAATGAAGATCCTATTTTCTTCCGTGATCGAGATCATCTTGAATTAGATAACTCGGCTAAGGATTTATATAAGTTTGCGACTAAGGAAACTGATCCAGAAAAAAAAGAGGCGGCTGTGCAGCGTCTGCGTAGATATGAAATGTGGCGGCAAGGTCGGAATGAGAAGCCATACGAATATATCAATAAAGAAAAACGCAAGGATCATGTAAAAACCTTTGATCGTGGCAATGGCCTGAATTACTCTAAGATGTTTCAAGCTGGTCCTGATCATGCTCACGAGCACATGACTGATGAAAAACGCAAAGCGTGGTCTAATGCTTTTTATGGTCAAGATAATGCAACAGATCAAAAGCGTCAGGCCCTGCTATCCGGTCTAATCAGTGAATGGTCACAAATTCCCGTCGATCAGGTTGATAAAAATTATGATGCTTACCTTCAAGCATTCATGGATGAGATTGGTGTTCAAGGTAAAGTCGATGATGCCAAGGCTTTTACCGAGTCGTCCAGATGGCTGAAGCGTAGAACTGAACAGGCACAAAACCGTAACGCTGTGGTTGAGCGCACACAGGAGATCATTGATCGGTCCATCATCAGCGGTCTAGGATCAAAAGAAACTCTTGATGCTGCCACTGATGAGCTACTCAACGAGTTCGGTGAAGATGCTATCGACAAGGCAACACTCACTCAGGCTGTTCAGAGATCATGGACTGCAAAAGTTCGTCAGTATGCTCCCTATATTCAAGATGCTAGAAGTATCTACGAGACGGCTAAGAGCTCTATTGATGACAGCAAGTCACGATCTAAAGATTCCAGCATAGAAAGAAGGCTTCGTTCGGTCGCATCACTGAATCGTGAAGATCGTCACAACTTACTTTATCTGATCTACAAAATGGCCGAGCAAGATGCTGGAGAGCATGAAGGAGGATTTGGCTCCAAGGTAGGTAAAAGTTTTCTTCGTGGTGTTTATGACTACGTGGACAATCAATTGGATGCTCTTGAGATCGTCGGCAATGTCGAGATTGAAAGCGGTGACAAAAGCGTAAAGGATTGGCAAAAAAACAAGACTACATATGAGAGAAGTCTCCGAGAGTTCCGTCAAGACTTGAGAGGCATCCGTGACATTGTTCGTCGCATCGAGTCAGACAACGGTGCGATCCAGGGCATTTATGATGCAGCCACTTCCGTTCCTTACACCCTGGCTGCTGCTGCGCCCTATGGCGGCGGCATCGTTCTCAACGCCTTGGCGATGTCCACACAGAATGACATGGAGCTTCGCACGAAGTATCCGGACATGAATCCTGATCTTCGCTGGAAGATGGCATCTGGTGGAGGGGCTATACAATCCCTTATCGAGAGAGCAGCATTCAGAGCGGTTATTAAACCATTTCCCAAACTCCAAGGAGCCTTTAACAAGATCGGTATTCGAGGAACTGCCGGAACACTGGCTAGCCGTATTGGTGGAGGCTTTGCTATCGAGTATGGCGAAGAGGCGTTTCAGGAGATCACAGTGCCAGTGATCCAGGACATAGCCGGTATCTTCAACGAAGAGATTCCCGATGTCACCGCAGAGGAGTGGGAACATCACACAAGAATTTTCAGAGGTGACTCGCGGACGGCATGGGCCGTGCTTCCGTTGGCTGTCATCATGGGAGGTGGATCAACTGCCATCGACCGTATTGGAGCCGGTAAAGCGAGAGAGTTCCTAGGCCGTGCTGATGCCATCTGGCTTGCTGGTGTTACCCAGGAGGAAGCTGAGGCTATCTCTACGACAAAAGATCCTCTCAAGGCTCAGAAGATGCTTCTAGCCGCCGTCGAAGCCAAGACCGATGAGGAACTGAACGATAACAAAAAACAGGCAATCGATGATGGAGCTGAAAATCGGCTTATCGAGAAATACGTCGAGGAGCATGGAACCAAGGAGGAAAAGGCTAATCTGCGAGCCGAAACAGCACTCACCAACTTCGAGAATAAATTCTATCCAAGCGTTAAACAGTCCGAGGATGGTCGCTATGAGGTTCGATATCCTGAGCTACACAATAAGCCGAGCGAGTTCTTTGACACTGAGGCTGAGGCTGGAGCTGCCCGTGATGCCATCTTGGAGGATATGGGAGAGCAGGACATCCGAGAGATGGAGCTGTCTGAGGCCAACATCAAAGCCATGCAGCTTGCCAAGGATTCTCTTGAAGAATCACACGAAGGAGCTGAAATCAAGATTTCCAAGAAAGCAGATATTACTCTGGAAAAAGCCGTCGAGCAGGGCCTGGCGACAATTGATCAGCTCATGGAGCGCGTGAACATTTACGCCGTATCTCAAGGCAAGGCCAATAGTATGACATGGGATGAAGCCAAAAAGAAATTTACTTTGCCAGGGCAAGTCATGCTCAAGCAGAAAGTTCGTGGATATGTGGCACGTCTTACTCGTGGAGCCGGTGTTCAGACAATCTACGAAGAAGGTGCTGAAGGTTATATTAGAGACATGATGCAGAATGAAATGATCACCGAGGATTTTCTTACATTCCATCTACGACAATATGAGCAAGATACAGGCGAACAACTATTCCAATATAAAGACAAGCAGAGCTCTCAAGAGGTTGTTGAGGCGTTTTCTAAACTAGCACAAGCTCATATATGGAACTCTCGTGGTGATGAGAGAATGAACCCAAAACTAGGAGCACTAATCGACCTGCTTCGTCAATTTTTTAAAGCTGTTCTGAAGACTGCCGAAAACCTTCTTTCGCTTAAAAAACAAGGCCTGTTAGATCAGGAATTTGAAAAACATTTAGATCGTGCGGTTGGTCTTGATGAAGAGCAGATACTCGAAAACCAGAGGAGGGAACACGAGCGCGAGATGCTCGAAGAAATGGCTGATCCTGATACTGAGATTCAGATCATGATGAAAGGTCAGCTTATGCGTCCTTCTGATATGGAAAAAGGCGATCTCATGTATGGTGAGGTTAAAGATCTATACGATCACTTCCGAAAAGAGAGCAAGAGCAAGAAAACTAAAGATGGAAAATCGCGTGTTTCCTCTGCTGGAGCTTCCGTATTGTTTGCAAAGAAAGGTGAAGGCGTTGAGCTTGACCTGCTCAGGGAAAAACTAAACGAGCAAGGCTTCGAGTTTGATACTCCTGCCGACATGCTCGAAGCTCTCGGTATGTCAATGCGCGGGATGAGACAATTCCCTACCATTGATCCGCTTGCCAGGCAACAAGGCGAACAGGGCCGGACGTTTTCTATCGGCAGAGCGGCCGTAACTCATAACAAGGAATCGCAACACTTCCAGACAAAGTACGGAGGTTTGATCGGGCCAGCATCTTTTAGTATAGAGGCATTCCACGGAACACCTCACAAGGTGGAAAAGTTCAGCACCGAGAACATCGGAACTGGTGAGGG